GTAGACTGTTAGGTTTCTTTACAGCTAAGAATACATCTGAATATGTAGGTATAGACCCAAACACAGCAGATAGTTGCAATAGATTTATTGAGTTTATGCAGATGCGTTTTGGGTTAAACAAGAAAGCGTATGTTAACAAGATAGGTTCAGAGGATTTCACAATAGAGAATTATCCTCAATATGAGAATTATTTTGATATAAGCTTTACATCACCACCATATTTTGGTACTGAAAAATATTCAGATTCTGACACTCAATCATATAAGAAATTTAATACATATGATTTGTGGGTGGATGGGTTTTATCGGAATACAATATATAATAGTTGTAATGCACTAAAAATAGATGGTACATTCGCTATTAATATCTTTGAGAAAGTTGATAACATTAAAGAGTATACAGAAGAATTTCTTAATGATTGTGGATTTTATATCATTAAGGAAGATAAGTACTTGTTACGTGTTATGAGTGGCACTCAAAAGGGTGAAGATGGTGAGTTCTACACAAGAAAAAAAGACTCCTACAATTACGAGCCAATATGGGTAGCAAAACATTATACAGAGTTACTTAAAGATGGATTAATTACACGAGATAAAGCAGAAGAGTGTTATAATCGTGTGAAGTATGGTAATAAAAAGATTAGTGTTTAATCTAAAGAGGTACAAAAGATGAGTGAAGAAATGTTATTAGATGAAGTTAGTGAGTTTGATAGTGTATTAGGTTTAGATGATAATACTGATAGTGGTGTAGAGGATTCATTTGTTGATGAATATTCTAGTGAGGTACATATCTCTATTCCTACTAAAGAGATTAATACAATTCTAAATATCTCTAATGTATTAAAATCTAGTGGTGAGAACTCTTATGAGGGTAAATTAATTACATTTAGGGTAGAAGAGGGGAATGTTAGGTTTATGCTTTCCGATAACAAACGTAGTATTTCTAAGTTTGTTAAACCTTTAAATAGTGAAAATCTTATTACTGATTTCATTTGTTTATCTTCTGGTTCATTAGCACGTATTGTTAAATTATGTGGTAGTGTGTTTACTGTTATTGAGCGTAGCGTGGAAACTGATGGTGGTGTAAATAAAGAATATACTATTGCAGTTCATGGTGGTGAGGTTCGTGTAGATAATTACAACTCAGATGAATCTAGGTTTAATCATATTTATGATGATTCTTATAGTAACACTTCTAATCGTGAGAACTTAATTTCTTATATTAAGAGGTTATTTAACTATTCTCAAACAGCTGGTGGTAGAAGTCGTTTTTTATCATTTAAAGATAATACAATTACAGTAGAGTCTTATAATAATATGGCAAAATTGACATGTGATGATAGTTTTGGTAGTGGTTTTAGATTACATTTAGCAGATTGTAAGTTATTAGCATTGCTTTCTAATTCTGATAGTGGTGATAACATTTCATTTAATGGTAAAGGTGATTTGTATTGTGGTGATACATTTGTATTCAAAACAGAGGCTTTTACATTAGAGGATAATTCTATTCAACAATCTGTGTATGGTCGAATGGTAGTTGATAATAAGTGTGATGTTTCTTTAGACCATTTACGTAAAATCATTGATTTAGCATGTAACTTGCCAGAGACTACTGGTGATATTAATATTACATTCGGTGACTGTGTGTCTATTGAGATTGTTTCACGTAGGGGCAATTCTACGATTAAGTTGGATGCAGTTGATGTTAATGGTATTTTTGATATTGGCTCTATCTCATTGAGTGCTAATGCAGTTAAACAGGTATTGAGTACATTTAATGGTTTTGATATCGCTACATTACGATTAAGTCTTGATGGTATTGCTTTAGATAATGAGATGGTTAGTATCTTTGTATTGAAGAAAGCTTTTTAGCATATGTTAATGACAAATAATTATAGTGATGCTTTTGATGATTTTGCTATAAAAAATGGTCGAGATATTTTTACTATGTATAATGATATCAATACAACAGATGATGAAAGAGAAGAGTTAATTCAGTGGCTATTTAACTTAATCCGTTCTAGAGATAATGCAGTTCCTTTACATACATGGAGTGATGATATATTTAATAAGATAGTGTCTGGATTGTGTGATATTGATACATATACGATATATCAAGATGGTTCATTTAATCTCAACAACATGGGTGCTAATATATTAACACAGTTCTTCCCTGAAATTTTAGATGTTGTAAAGAGTGGTAAAGTGAGTCATAGAGACTTCTTTAAGGACGATAAGAGGTTAATTGGGTATTGTAGGACTGTTTTAAAGTATTGTACTAGTCCTTTAGAGATGTTTAAGATGATGTCTTTTAGGGGTTCTAGTAGGTGTTATAATTTCAGACCAGCAACAGCTAAGGCACTTTATGAGTTGTATGGAAAAGATAACTGTAAAGTACTGGATACATCAAGTGGATTTGGTGGTAGACTGTTAGGTTTCTTTACAG